TTTTTTTTTTGTTTGCCATATTTAAGTATTAAAGATAAAAATAAATATATAGATTCTGTAATAATTGAAATTAAGTATAGAAAAATGGTTAGTTCTTGTATTGGATCCGCCAGAACTAATAGACGGACTGTTCATCCCGATATAACCGTTGGGGACTCCGTGCAGTCTCTCGGCATTCTGTTTAGCACGTAAATATTTACATCTTCACGTAGACTAATTCCTGGGGTAGATCTTTTAGTCCAATTACCTTGTTGCAGGATTTAAGGATTAGATACATTCCAGAGAAAAATTTCCACGATCCGAAAACGTTTTGGGTCATTACATATCGGGACCCAATGTTCACCAGTGGAATTTCACCACCACGGAGCCTAAATTCTCCTGAGATTATCTTTAATGACTCAATCTCTAAAAAGTCTTATTCTCGGCATCATAACTGACACCGCCTCTGCTGCGCCTGAGGAAAGGCGTGAACTACGCAGCTCGACGCTCACAATCTAACTCCCATGAGCAGATTGAGTTTCTCCTTGACCAATTCCCTGTCTCGAACATAATCAAAATTGATAACTAGGGAATCATAATGTGATTCAAGGAGTTTTTGGTTACTGGGAACAATGTCAAAAGCTTGGAAGAAGCCAATCCTGGCCTCCTCATCAACACGACACTCACTATAGTTTAGTCCTTTCGACCAATCAATGAACTTTTTCTTCAAAGTAAAAGCGGCAACCCTCCTAACTTGCCTCTTTGACAACTTCTTTGATTTAAAGTAACAATGAGCATTTCTAATCATGCTTCTATAAAAAGCGTCATACACCGGTATACCTCCATGCGTGGCCAAACCACCTTGCCCTACGGCAAGCATCCACGCTGCTAACTTATGAGGAGCTCGTATGTCATCTGCACATACTGAGTCCTTATTAAGTGCTACGTGTGGAATTCGCACGGTTCTCTTCCCCATACCAGTGTTGATGGTTTGTGTCTGACAAAATTGACTTTTGCATAGAACGTCACCCGTCTCTATGGTAATGAACATATTTACAAGTCCAAAAATCGCTTTCATCTCTTCAACCATCCCTCTTGACTTTGCCCTTTCAACGATTATCCTACAATCGTCCCCCATATTGGTCAAACGAGCCCCACGGTTTCTACAAACCCGATAGAGCAAACTTGTCACAACAAGCACACCAACCAATGATGTGTTCATTTGACCTGAAGTTAAAGTGCCTTTTATTTTATACGAAAAATAACCATCACTTGTTCTCCCCTTGACTATGGAAGTTAACTGGTGGGATAGTAGG